GCGAAGCGCGCCCACGACAGCCAACCGGAATCCCGACACGTCAACTCCCCAAGGAGTTGACAAAAACATAGGAACACCCCCCTGGGGTGTTGCCGGCTGTTTTTGTCGTGATGCACAGTGTTCCTGCTTATTGTCTGGTGTTGAAGCCTGCTGGTCTTGTTTTGCCGGTTTTTACATCGTGGCATTGTTTGCATAGGCCTCGTCCGAACTTCGGGTCGTTGGGGTTGAGTCGCATGTCGATGAGTTCGGTTCTTTCGTATGGGTAATGGTCTGCGATTGTGCTTGGATTGCCGCAGAGTCCGTGGTGTTTGCCGCAGCCTCCGCGTCCGGAGTCGCCGGGGCATGTGCAGTATGGGTCTCGTGCGAGCACTTGCCTGCGGAATGATTGGTGCCCCTTGGTGCCGTAGGGGTTATGGCCTCGGGTACGGGCGCGGTCCCGCTGGGCCCGAGCGCAGGCGTCGCATTTGCGTGCCGGCGTCTCGATGAGGTTCGGACATCCGGGTGTCGAGCAGACTCGCCAGCTCATGTGTGCCTCGCAGTCATTGTGTCCGTTGGCGTGTCTTGGTGTCCCCGGCTTGCATATCTATAGTTATTGTGTTACTATAGATATGTCAGCAGAAAGGAGGTCCGATGAATCCAAAGGATTGGTTCGATGTCATCAACGGCATCATCGCCAACGTCCTCGCCGCGATAGCCATAATCATCGCAATCAGACGAAGACCGAAGCACAAGAAGTAAAACAGGTTCCGGCTAACCCTACTAGCCGGAACCTCCCCGCCAATCCTATCTCATCGGAAACACATCATGAGAACATCACTGATTTTCGGAATCGTGGCCCTGGCGTTCGGAGCCATGGCCTTGGGCGGCGCGCTATCCGACAGCCCGATAGTATCTGGCGGCTTCGGTCTCGCGGCCGGAGTCATGGGCCTTGCGGCCGGAATCATCAACGGCAAGGAAGGCAACAATGACGACTGAATACCTCGGCGTCAAACAGGTCGCCGAACGCCTTGGCATCACCAGTGGCGGCTTGCTCAACCTCAAGCTCCCTGAGCCCGACGCCACGATAGGGCGCACTCGGGGCTGGTTGCCTGAGACCATCGATGAATGGAACGCTCAACGTCCGGGACGTGGTGTCGGAGGGGGGAGACCACGCAAAAACAAAGCATAGATACGCGAAAACCCAGCCACATGAGCTGGGTTTTTCGACACTAATCCACTGACATTATGCGGTCACAGTCAGCTCTTTGTCAAGTCCGCCACTGATGACGAGCCGGTAGACGCTGCTGTATGAAATGCCTTGGGGCGTGACATCAAGCTTGCCTCGGGATTTCCACACGGTGAGCGTATGCCTTTTGACGGTGATTCCCGCGTCCGTGAACGCCTTGGCTATCTCAGCCGCAGACCCGCGCCTGGAATCATCCCAACACAACGTCTTGAGCCTACGCAGTTTAACCGTCTGCGCTCGCTGTTCCCTCCCGCAGACCGGGCATGTCACCCACTGGTCTGCTGCCCCAGCGGTGAGCATGGTCTCGCATAGTTCGCAGGTTCCTATCTCGCGGCGTTGCTCCGGCGGGTCCAGCGCAGCATCGACTTTGCGGGCGATGCCGTCAACGACGTGCATGTAGAAGCCCGCGTCGGCGAACGTGGCGAGTTTGGGGTGTCCGGCGCATGCGATGAGCGTGGCCTTCAGATCCTCGTTGCGTTTGTCTTTGCGCCAGTCCAAGGCGTCGATGCCGTCGAGGCGGCGCCATAGTTCGCGGGCCGTGGCGTCGAGCATGTCGATCAGGTCGAGCACGTCCAAGCGTATCGGTGTCGGGGGAGTGGCGGTCTGGATGCGCACGGGCGAATGCCCTCCCGGATGCAATGTCGCGTCGAGGCTGTCATGCAACGGCGTGACATCACGCGCCAAGCGCAATAATGTGCCTGCGAAGCGCATCTCGCACGTCTCGCACAGCGAACACCCCTCTTCGGTCATCGTCCTGCAGTTCTGGCAGTTCATGCTGAGCCCCTTCCGGCTGGTCGGCTAGAATAGTGTTTGCTTCTTGCCTCGGCCGACCTTGTTGGCTGGGGTTTTCTCATGCTTGAGCTGGCTGTATGGCATATTCCAGATGCGTTTGAATTCGGCTATCTCCTGCTTCGACAGTTTCGGCCCGCCCCATGGCTTGCCTGGCGGGCGTTCCCGTTTCGGCGGTTTGAACGGTTTGACGCTTATCCGGGCGAGATGACACATGTGCATGGCCAGATACTGGCCGTCCGGTCTGATGCCTGCATCTCCGCAGGTGCTACGGAGCAGCGGGTGGCCGACGGAGGGAAGCCACGTGACGCGGGTCAACGGCCGGCCGAGGATTATCGCCACGGTCAGGTCGTCACCCTCCACACATCCGTAATCCCACACATCCCACACGGTTTCGCGATCCTCGATGACGTACAGGCCGCACCCCTCGCAGACGGTGACAACGAGGGGACTCGTTTTCGGGATGAACGCGCGAAGCCATGCTGGTTTGCGTTCACGGGCGCGTGGCCTGCTCACTCCTCCATTGCCTTTCTTCTTGCCGCGTCGAACGCGATTCTGATGATGTTCTCCATCCACGCGCCGGGGAGCGTGATGAACTTTCTGGTTTCGTCCATGGCGGCGGCAATCTCCTCTTCGGTGATTTCGCGTGACGCTCCGGCCTTGTATCCTTGTCCCCACGCCCACTGCAGGTCACTGTCGATGTACGACGGGTCACGCTGCTTCTGTGCCTCGATTTCACTGCTGATGATGCTCATTCGTTTCCTCCGTTTCGTTGTTGATTGCCGTTTCGATTCGTATGCACAGGCCGAGCGCTTCCCGCCAGCCGGCCTGGTAGCCGAGCACATACGCCTCTGCCGGCGACTCGCTGCCCAATCCCGCTGAGGCCAGTGCGCTGAGCGCCCGTTGAATCACGTCAATCGGTCCGGCCATGGGTCAGTCCTCCCATTTGATGTCCTGGATTTCATGCAGCACCGCTTCGCAGGCGGTGATGAGTACGCTGAGCATACGGCGGCCGTGATGTCCTCTCCGGTCAAGGTTGAACAGGACGGGATGGCCTTGACTCCACTGGTCGATGCCGATGGAGGCGATTGGGATGGTTTCGACCAGATTGGTGTCAGCATCCTCACAGCGGTATTGGATGGTGACGGATTCTTTCATGCTTTCTCGCTTTCGGTCGTGTAACAGTTCGCGTCGAGCCAGTCGGCGATGGTTCGAAAGTCCTTGGCCCACTGAATCCGCGTCTGGCGTTCCCGCTCGTCCTTGGGGATTGGCTTCGGAATGTCAAAATCGAGTACCGAGTATTCGGATTGTTTTAGGAAATGGCTGCGGGCTGGTCTGCCTCGATGCTGAGGGACTTGCCTGTAGTTGACGATTTGGAGGATGTGCAGCATCTCCAATGCCTTGGCCGGGTCGAAGTTCGGAGTGTCGGGATTGTCGTCGAACCGCTGACGCAGCTCGGGCACTGTGCCTTCGCCGTTGCCGAGTTCCCATGCGGTCTCTTCGATTTGCTCTCTGAATGTGAGTGACATTTTGGGCTCCTTTGGTTTGGGAAAATCTAGTGTCGTTGAGGGGTGTTTTTGGTCTTTCCGGAGGGGCGAGCCGTAGTTTTTCCCACACCCGGACACACACGTAGTGTGTCCGGGGAGTGTGGGGAAAAACTAGACTCGATGGCTCAGTTTTTCCGGGAAAAACTCGGAAAAACTGGGAAAAACGGGAAAAACTAGATTTCGAGGTGGTTTTCGTCATCCAATTCACTCGCCTCCTCCCTGCTCATACGGTCCACATAGGCGTCGGATTTCGGGTCGTCTATCTGCCGGTACGGTCGGACGGATTTGAATATCGAACGATTGTTGCGTCCAGAGCGGTTCGAGACGAAACCCTCCTGCAGGAGCAGGCTCACGGCTTTGCTCATGACGGCGGTACGCGCTCCGGAACCGTCTTCCTTCAGTGCCTTGAACAGTTCGGACTGGTTCGGTTCTTCGAGTGAGTCCTCCAGCATGCGGCTGATGCGTTCCATCAGTCCGGTGGGTCGGAAGTCGTCGCGTTTCGCCTGTCGGTCTTCGCTGGGCATCATGTTCGGTCGTGCGATGGTAACGCGCATGAGTTTCGGGTCCGTGGAGTTGATTTCGATGCGTGCTGCTTCGCGCAGGTGCGAGCCGTTCGAATCCCAGCTGACGGCGCAATGCTCCTCGATCTCGCTGATGCGGTCCTTGCCTGATTTGATGACGATGGTGCCGCGCACGCCCTTGCCGACTGGTTTGGTCATGTCCACCGAGTAGCTGATGCCGTCGATGAGTGCGAGTTTCTGCATGCTGCCGCCGGCGTAGCGGCCCCGGTTGTCCTTGCTTTTGACGACGTGGTCGATGAGTACGACCGCTGGCCCGCATGCCGAGATGAGTCGGGGCATGGTGTTGTACCAGGCTGCGATGTCGTCGCCGCTGTTGCTGTCGAGGCCCGCGTAGGCGAGGCAGCTGGTGACGCCGTCGATGATGGCGAGCGTGGCGGTATCGGCGTAGTCGAGGGTTTCGCGCCAGCCGCCGAGGCTGGTGGGGCTGCTGGGCTTCGCGGACGGGCGCACGTAGTGCAGGTGACCGATGATCTGTTCGCCGGATACGCCGAGCAGCAGGAGGCGTTTGACCACGTTGCGTGCGGAATCCTCGTAGTCGATGTAGATGACGTCATGGTCTGCCTTCAATTCCTGCGCGGTGGCGATTTGGGCGAGCATGCTTTTGCCGCAGCCGGGTTCGCCGTGCAGGTCGTTGACCGCGCCCCTATAGAAGAGGCCTTGGCCGTCCTCTCGTTGGAACACGGTGGGCGTGGGCGGCAGTTCAATGCCGGAAGCGAGCTGGGTGAGGTCTTCGAACTGCCAGCTGGAGGAGGCGTTTTTACTTGCCTCGTGACTTTCCATTGAACCGTTTTGAACCGATGCGACGGGTGTTGAACCGGCTTGAACCGGCATTGTTCCAGTGTTTTGAACTGCTTCCGGGTGACTTTCCTCCATTTGACTCGCAGCCGCGTTTTGGGTGAGTTCGTCGAACTCGCCGGGCGTCATGCGTTCGATTTTCGACTGCTCGCACGGATCCACATGCGATTGCACGCCGTTGACCTTCTCCATCGCGCCACTGAGAATGCTGGCCCATTCGCGTGCCGCCTCACGCTCCTTGCCTTGACGGTCGGGGGCCACCTCGGCGATGAACCGTGGCTTCAATTGGTTGATGGCGTCGAGAGCCCCCCGGTGTCCCTCCTGCGCGAAGTTAACCAACGCCCAGACGGCCTGCAGCGTGGTGTCATGCCTTGAGCCTTTGCTTGCCGGGTTGGCGAGCGTCTTGTTGAGGAACGTGTTGACCGCCTTGCACATGCGGTCGTCGTATCCCCTCGGATTAGAGGCGATTGGAGTGGTCGACGGGTTTGAATGTGTCAGGTTCGCCATGCTGTCGGGTTTGCGCAGGTAGTCCACCCACTTCCATGGCAGGGTCGCCAGATCGCTGATGCGGGGGAGCGTGCTGGCAACCCTGCCGCTGGGCGTGTACCAGCAGTACATTTCGCCACTCGGGTGGATCGACGGCCAGACCACGGAATACCGGTGGCCGGGTTGCAGGATGTCGACGCCCTCGATGGCGCCGCCCTTCCACGCGAGGCCTTCGGGCACCTTGTAGAACAGGTGGCGTGCCGGACTGTCGATGCCGTGCGCCGTGCTGCTCCACGTGGCCGGAAGCATGCCCAGTTCCTGAGAGAGTTCGCTGATGCCTTTCGCCCCGTCCGCCTTGACCTGATGGCCTTGTGCGGCGTCGATGTCCAACACCAATACGCCTTCGGGGATGACGATTCCCGTGTTCGCGTCCGGGGTCGCCTGCGACCAGACCTGTACTTGTTCGTCGGTGACGGGTTTGCGGCTGCGTCCAGTGAAACCGCTGGGTGGTGGGGTCTTGCGGCCTTCCGGCAGGGGGATGACCTGCATCCAGCCCGCCGCACGGTACAGTGGCGCGGCTGCCGCGTATCCGTAGATGTCGGTCATCCTTGAAACTCCTTTGATGTGATGTGAATATGTGTGGTGCCGTGCACGCCTTTGCATGCGTGCCGGCCGCTTGGATACGGCTACGGCGGTCGGGACTGGACTCAGTCCTTGTCGGAATCCTTGCTCTTGTGCCAGCCCAGGAGCACGAGTCTCACGCTCATGAGCTGGAGGCTTTCCGAGTCGACGTCACGGAAACCGTCCTGATCGGAGGCGAGGGAATCCATGTCTTTCATCAGCTCGAGCTACTGGTTCTGCAGGTGTTTCAGCAGTTCGTCCATCAGAATTCACCGGTTTCCAATTGCTGTTCCGAGCCGCCGTGGTTCTGCGGCTGCGCCTGGTCGGTGACGGCCGTCACCGCTTCGACAGGCACGCCCAACAGTCTGGCGATCTCCTGCGGAGGCTTGCCCGCCGCCTTCAACTGGTTGACCTTCATCGGATCAGCCTGCGGCTGCTTCGGCTGGCCGAGCTGCACCGGCTGAACGGGTTGCTGCGGCTGCTGTTGCGCGGGAGGGTTCCACGGGTCCACCGGAGCTGTCTGATATCCCTGATTCGGGGTCTGCTGAGGCTGCTGTGGAGTAACGGACTGCTGCTGCGCGTAACCTTGCTGGGGTTGCTGCATGACAGGCTGCTGTGGAGCCTGCTGGACGGGCTGCTGGGGTTGGTCGCCGTTGAGGAGATTATTCACGCCGTTGGCGGGTTCGATACGGAACGAGAAGACCTTCGGCGGCTGGGGCGCGTTGCCGCGTTCGCCCAGCCCGATGTAGGTTTCGGTGATGGTGTCGCCCGGCTTCGGGGTCTTCACGCCGGCCTGCATGCAGGCCTCGCGGAACGCCTTCAACTGGATTCCCCAACCTTTGACCCAGAGTGAGCGGCGGCCGTCGTCGTCCTCCACGCTCGGGTCGCGCAGTTGGGTCTGGATGATGACGTGGATCTGCTCTTTCGGACGCCCGTCGTTCCAGAACGCCGGCTGCTTGGTCTGGAAGTCGTTGACCTGTGTGGTCTCGATTTTCTCGATGACGCCGGTCACCGTGTCCCCCGGCTGGCTGTTCGCGCCGAAGTAGGCTTTGGCGCTGTTGCCGGCGAGCAGTTCGTCGAGCGAGCTCAACTGGGCGGGCTGACGCTGCTGCGGCTGATAGCCGTACCCCTGCTGGGGGTAGCCATACTGTTGCTGTGGTTGCTGACCGAACATAATCGTTTTCCTTTCGTTATTCGGTGAACTGGTATTCGGATTCGATTAGGGGGATGAGTTGGAGCCATTTGTCGGGCACGTCCGGCCACGGCTTCTCGTCGAACTCGGGGAGCGCGCTCATGTCCGGCCACACGCGGCCCTTGCATGAGAAGCACTTGTCGGGGCCAGCCGCGGGCAGTTGCTTTATCCAGCTGTCGCGCACCTCCGCGCCGTCCGCCTGTTCGATGATGTCCATGAGGTTGACGAGCAGTTGGGCTCGGGCCAACGCCCATCTGCCGGGCTCCGTGTCGAACCTGGTCTCCCATGGCAATGCGTCACCCAACGAGGTCTTGTTGCGGGGCAGGAAGTAGATGCAGTTGCGTTCCACCCGCTCGCCCTCGTTCTGCAGTCCCATGCCGTAGAGCGAGGCCTGCACCCGATACTGCTGGCTGGGGCCGTGCGCCTTGACCTTCGTGACCGTGGTGTTGCCGACGATCTTCCAATCGATGGTGCTATGGGTTTTGCGATCCCAGAGGTCGATCGATCCGGTGACGTCGTAGCCGCCGTGGAGGCCCTGCAATCGGCCTACGGTGACCCGGTACTCCGGGCGCCACCGTTCCGCGAGACAGTGCACGTTGTCCTCGCTCGTGTACGGGAACTGGGCCGCCGGCTCCCCGTTCAGCTCTCGGAACATGGTCTCGAAATGCGCGTGCACGCATGTGCCGATGAACGGCAGCCAGCCCGGGGAGCGTCGCTCCGGCCAGCCCGCCAGTTTGGCTGCGAGACAGTGCACGCAGTCCGTTCCCAGTTCGGATGGGCCTATCTCACGTTGCAGTTCACGTGGAGCGTTCTGGATGTCGTCCTCGATGAGCTGGCGGATCTCCGGCCATAACCTGGGTTCCTCCATCGTGTCCACCCGTGTTTTCGGCGTGACTGGCGGCTTGCCCATGCCGGGTGCCGACTGGGTCATGGGCGGCACGTCGACGGGTATCGCGTCACCCTGCTGCTGGGCTTGTGCGACGGCCAATACCGCCTCATTCATGCTCACGGTTCTTCACCTCCTTCAAAAACTCGTTGATCTGTTTCTTGATGTCCGTGAGTGCGGTCCGGCTGAGCCGTGTGATGGCCACCGCCTCGTCCGAATTGTCGAAGCGCAGCGTGTAGGTGCGGTCGCCGTCCTTCGCGATGGTTACCGGCATGCTGCCGAAGGCCATCGAATGCACGGGGAAGCCGGTCTTGCCTTGCGTCTCCAGTTCGCGTATGGCCTTGTGGATGCGTCTGGCGACGGTGAGGCCCAGCTCGTCGAGCTGCTCGGAACGGATGACGTACAGGTCGTCGGTCAGCTCGTTGCCGTCCTCGTCACGCAGGTCGTAGTCGGCGATAACGCTTTCCACGATCTGGGCGATGCCCAGGCTGGACAGTTCCGCGCTCATGAGACCACCACCATAGGCTTGCCGCTCATCGCGTAATCGGCCACCGCGTCCGCCGACAGCAGCTTCTCCAACTGGCTGAGCGGGCGCGGCCGCAACTGGTAGGCTCCGGGATACTTGGTGGCCGGGTAGGCTTTTTCGAACGTGCCGGCGTTGATGCGGCGCGCGCCCGGCTTGACCTGCACCTTCAGGTTGCCGGCCTGGTAGGTGCCGACCGGATGCGAGTCGAGAATCAGGGATTTGAGATTGTCGATTTCCTCCTGTCGGCTGGCGATCTCGGCCTGCAGTTCGACGATGCGCGCCGCCTGCGCCTCGAACAGGCCCTGTCGCAGGCCCTCGTCGGGGTTTTTGGTTTCGATTTCCTTGAAATCCGGAGTCAACACGTTGTTGTCATTCGCAGTCATTTGGTTTTCCTTTCACGGTGACCTGGGCGTAGGTGGGGTACCACGCCGTCTGATGGTTCGGGTACTGGTTCGCGTGCCGGGTGCAGGCGCTGATCGCGTCGGACAGGCCGGCTATCGGCCCCAATGGGCCGCACGTCCTGCAACGCGGCATCCAAAGACGTTTATCGGGCATCCTGCTTGTCCTTGGAGGTGAGTCGCAGTCCGGCTATGATGTCCGCCGAAGCGTCCGGGTTGCGCAGCAGCTTCGACACGGCCGAACCCTCCTTGACGGTCAGTTGGGCGACGGCGATGGCCGACGTGACGGCCGTATGCTGCTCGTCGGTGAGCATGATCTTGTCGGACAGCAACAGTTTGGTCGCCCGGTCGATGAACGTGCTGGCCGCGTTCGTGATGCCGTTCGCCGGCGGTGTTTTGCTTCAATGTTTGTTCGACAGGTTCGGCAGTGTTTTTCCGCAGTGTGGGCTGATGGTTTTCCCCGGTGTCG